GCATTTTAGTAATAGGCTCTTGTGGATTAACAGCATCTTTAAGATTAATAATAGTATTATTATTTGCATTAATATCACCACTTATTGAATTATCTTCACTTCTAACTTGTTCTAAAGTAACTTCATGTGGATTATTGTAGTCGTTTATATGGTCGTTTAAATTTGTTTCCAAATCTGTAACAGATTGAATTAAAGATGTTACATCATTTACAAGTGCTTGAACAGTAATTGATAAATTTGATAAATCTGTAGTATTCTGTGAAACAGCATCTTCTAAATTATCTAATTCTGTATGTACGCTTTCAATAGTATTTTGAATATCTTGAATAATTGAACAATCTTGTAAATCTGAACAACTAAAATAAGATTCAGGTAAACTATTAATTATATCTTGAATTGATTGTGTAATATCCTGTATCGTTTGGCAGTTTGGTAAATCATCACAAGTTAATCCACTTGTTGGTAAATTATCTATTTGCTGTTGTAAATCAATAACTTTACTCTGTAATTCACTAATAACAGTGCAACTTTCTAATTTTTCACAAAATGTTTTATTAGTTTCAGGTGTTGGTTCAATAATTTCAAAATCAGTATTAACACATAAATCTTGACATTCTGAATCTGTTGAGGTGCTATAATTAATAGTAAAATCAATAGCTATAATAAAAGGCCATTTATCGCCTGAAAATTCTTGATTTGTTTCCGCTTTAAATACTTTTTGGAAATTATCATCTACTGTATTTATTGATATGCTTATTTCACTTGACATTTCCTTAAATCCTAAAAAAGTCAAGTTATTTAAAACGTTTTTTATTGCTTGTTTTCTTTTATCAATAGGCCATTCTTTGGAGTCATCTGTAAAAGAATAGTAAACTAATCGACACTTTGCTGAGTAGTTAAATTTCTTTGAACAACTGCTTATTCTTTTTGTTTCTCTCGCTGTTTCTGGTTGTAATAGTCTTATATAAGCACCGTTTCCTACACTATCAGAGATAGAAACATTTTCTTTTGCAACGCCATCACCATAATAAACCTCTCCTCTATGTTCTATTCTAAAAGCAGGTGCATAACAATTATCTAAAAAAGTTAACGAAGCCTTTATAGAGCTTCCTATGTATTTTAAAATAGTATTTACCATGAGTTAAATGTTTCTTGTACTTGTTCACGAATGTAGTCTAAATATGCTTCTTGTGCAATTTCAATTTCTTCTTGTGTGGGCTCAAATATTACTTTTTTAAAATGCTTTTCAAGTCCTTGAGATTTTAAGTGTTGAATTTCTGAGTTAAAACCTAATACTTTTTCTCCGTTAAAATCACCTACTATTATTGAAAATTTTAAATCGCTTTTAAATTCCAAATCAACATGATCAGTTTGTAAACTATTTAATTGCCTAAATTCTTTGTAACCACCTTCAATTAATGCAAGTGATTGTTTACCTTTTTTAGTATTTACTTTTCGCCATTCTTGTTTCTCCTTAAAAAAAGCAGCAGCAGCTCCGGCAGTTCTCCAACCTTTACCACCAATTAACATAGGCTTAGTTGAATATTCACCTATTTTTGAATTATCTGTAGCTTTACCATGCTGAAATATTCTAGTCGAAAAAGCCCCTAATAACGTATTAAGGGCTACTTCTTTAGCTAAAGTCATTGATTCTACAATAACCTTTTCTAACTCATTTATTTTTTCAGAAAAGCCCATTATTCAGGTTTATTTTCTTCTTCTTTTGTTCCGTTTTTTAGCTTTATGATTTGTTCTGCTGTTACAATACCCAAACATAATACACAAAGCATCTGCCAAGCATATAGAGCGTGTAAATACGCTTCGCTAGGTAATTTATAACAAGTAACATAAGCCCCCATTAAAATAGAAAAAAGAGCCGTTAATTTACGACCTGAATAACCTAAGGAATGATTATCCAATGATGCAAATAGTTTTGTTATAAATGTTTTCATATTTAATCAAAAATATGGTTTTCTAATCTTGTAACCCTTTTTTCGGTTTCTTCATGTTTTGTTGCAACTTCTTTTACTGTTACTTTGATTTCGTTAAGGTCTTTTCCCATATTCATCAATGCTTTAACTCCTAAAGCACCAATAAAACCAAAAACACCAAGCATTGTAAGAGCTGCCCAAATTAAGAAATGCGTTTCGTTTGGAGATAGTATCATAATTACCAACCGTGTCCTTTAGGTCTAACTGGCTTGCCTCCCCCTGATGGTTTACTTGGCTTTGGACGTGATGAGCCACAGCTTCCACATCCTTTTAAATTTTTATCCTGGTATTGCATAACTTACTCGGCTTCCTTTGCAAACAAAGCACTCACCGCGAGTGTTTTTTAAAAATGTTGGTAATGTTCTCGTAAAATTATCCTCTTCCTCTTTTAATCGAGTAGTACAATAATTAAGTATTTGCTCGGCTTTTTCTTTACCGAATGTTACAACTGGTGTTATTCTTTGAGATGCTAAAATCTCGGTACAAATTTCTATACCTGATTGGTAAAGTATCATAAATGCCATTCTAGGTAATAATTGACAAATTATTTCTTCTGAAAAGCATTGAACATTTGCTAAAACACCTAACCCATAACAGTTATAGTTCTCATGTGAACCATCCCAACCGTGTATCTCAAGCATTTTATTTCCTCTTTTTCCTCCACATGAACGGCATGAACTTGACCCAACAATTTCACATCCATAGGTAGTAAAATTAGTTTGGTCGAATACTATTTTAACTTCGTTTCTTTTTGCCTTATATCGAATTGTAGCAACGTTTGTCTTATTTCCAATTACAGATACCTCATAAGTTTTAACAGAATCACCATCATATAATTTAACCTCAACTATTCCACTTTCTACAGTTCTTATATAAATTTCTTCTATAAATATTTTAGCTGTCTCAGATTGTGATTTTCTGATAGTTAAACCTCTTTCGCTTGTTGATGGTGAATAAGTAGAAGTCCCAAAGCTTGAAATTTCACGGCTTTCAATAATTGAATTAACGTCAAAAAAACGAGCCGATAAATGGTCGAATTTATTAATTATCAATTTTGATGCGTGGATTATTTTATCATTTAACAGATTATATCCTGTTCTTTGTTCTTCATTTGCAACCTGAGAGGCTAATTTTAAAGTCAATCCAGGAATATCATTAATAAATAAAACATTTTCAGGATGAGGACAATTAATAAAATCACGTATTCCAACTAAGGCATAGCGGCCACAGTATATGTCATTGATACATTCCATGTTAAGAAAAAAAGGGGGAAATTAATCCCCCTTATTAAAGGTTAATATTATGCTTCTGTTGCACGGTAGTGTAACGTATAGTTAACACCACTTAATGGATCACCTGATGCAAAAGCATTAGAAGGTAAGAAGAATAAATCGTAATTTAAAGATAACTTTAAAATCCAGTTTTCTTCACAATCATCATATTTCCAAGTTAAATCGTAAACGATTCCTGTATATGGGTCCATAATTGTATCTTTGATGATATTACCAAAGTTTTTACGGTAATCACCTACATACTTATTCCAAGTAGCTAATTGAACATTACCCGGAGCTAATCCGATAAAGTCATCAGCGTTTCCTAAAATAGTACCTACGTGTTGGTCTTGGTAGTAATCAAATTCTCCTGCCATACCTAAATCAATACCTACAGAGTTGCAGCATCCTTTTGATTGAATACGTGTATAATCTCTCAATTTACCGTTACCGATTAAGATAGGGCGGCCAGTTGCAGAAATATCAGTAAAATCGTTTAAGATTTGGTTTTCACCATAGTAGAATGCTGATTTAGTTGCAGCTACTAATAATTGGCGAGAATGTACTGTACTTGTACCATCTTTGAATTTACCAAAATTTGCATTTTGTAAAGTGATTAATTTTTTGTTTAAGTAAACTGCCATTGCATCAAAACGAGCATTTAAACGTTGAGCAATCCAAGATTTATCTGTTTGGCAAAGTTTACGCATTTCATCCTCGCTGAAAATAATACCAGGAGAGCTAAATGCTTGTTCCACTTCAAAATCAACCTCAAACGGAGTATCTACTACATCACCATCACAGCTAGATGTAATTGAATCCTCAATACCATCATCAGTAGCACGTTGGTCGAAAGTGATACGAACTTTACGTTTCTTACCGTTTGATGGAATTGGCATTTGATTTACTCCTGCTTTATTTGCTGCACTTGTTACAGCTTGTAAATAACCTACCGGAGTACGCTTTAATGATGGAGCATTTGCACCAAATAAATTAATTAATGATTCTTGAATATCCTCACAAATACCCTCTGTAAAAGCAATAGGTGAAGATAATGCAAAAATTGGAGCTTTAAAATTAGTTACTAATGGCAATGCAAAGATTGGAATAGCAGCTAAAGGAGCGTATTCTACATGACCAACTAAGCTAGTCAATAATACGGCTGAGATAAAAGCAACAGCTAATACAAGTGTTGTTTTTCCCAATAACGAAAATAATGTTGTTATTTTTTTCATGATTGTTTTTAAAATAAAAGGTTATAAAATAGATTTGAATTTCTGTGATTAAAATCTATGCTTATTTTGCGAATTAAAGGAATCGCTCCAATCGTATCATTTTAGAAGTGATGATTTACACTCGATTTGTTAGACAAATGTAATACAATTATTTTAAAAACAAAAAACCCGATTAAAAAATAACCGGGTTTCAATCTGAAATTTTATTAACTATTTTGCTTGATTTCTCTTAGCCTCTAAAAAAGCCTGTGCAGAACTTACATTATCTTTTACTGTTGATCCTAAATTAGCTATGTCTTTTTTCTCAGGATTATCAAGTTTCACATCTTTTCTTACTGGTTCAGGTGGAGTTCCTGATTTCTCTATTTGACCCTCTAATAATTCGTTAAGAATATCATTTGATGTTAAAAAGTTTTTTTGATCGGCTGATTTAACCTTGTTTCCTTCTGAATCTGTAAAAACAATATTATTTTTATCATCAATAGAAACTTTGTAACCTTTACGAGCTGCTTTTTGATGAACTAAAATCATTGCATCTTCTAAATCAACACCTTTTCTTAATTTCAATCCTCCTACTGTTTTTGTCAATGCATTATCAAGTTTAAATTTAGTTTTTTCACTTTCAACACGGCTTTCAATCTCTGGGATTTCAACTTCTCGAACTTTTTTTAATTCATCACTTACTTTTCTTAGCTCCGCTTGTACTTCTTCTACTGATTTATTAGAATTACTTGCAGCTTTTTTCCATGCTAAATCAACAATTTCATCAAACTTTTTATCCTTAGTTTCATCTTCTGTTAATCCTGCAATCTTTTTAACTTTCTTTTCAGCCGTACTCATTGCTTCAGCTAATTTACGGTCTGCTGCTGTTTTTAAAGCAGCCTTGTAAGTATCTCCACTTTGGAATAATTCAATTTGATGATCTCTAATTGAATCATAGGCTGCATCAATATCCTCAATAGTTGAGGCTTCTGCATCTTCTGGGATGTGTTTAACTAATTTTTCGATTAGTTCAGGTTTTATCCCTAAACCTTTTAAGAATGATTTTGCTTGTTTTTTATTCATGTTATGTTATTTAAGTGATGATTTCCAAGATTTAACTAAAGATACTCCTTTTTTTGCAGGAGGCACTTCTTTTATTTCTGATTTAGTTTCCGGAACTCCTTGTTTTGTTTCTTCGATAACTATTTCAGTATTAGGTTCACGCTTCTTACGTGGTTTAACCTCATTTGTTTCGTTATTTTCCATCTTTTAATGCTTTTAAATCGTTTTGTAAATCAGGATTTTCAACTTCATCAATAACAACCTCTTTTTCTTTTACTTTCTTTTTTGTTTCTTTTTTATCAACCTCTTTAGCGTCAGTTCTTACAACTTCATCTTTAAAAGGTGCTGATACTTTTTCTTTTACTTCTGAAAGTTTAGCTATTTCAGCTTCTTTTTCTTCTTCTGTAAATGCTCCCATGTATTGATAATCTTTTGAAGCTTTTGTTTTCTCAAAAAACTTTTTACCTAAGTCAGAAAACCAAATTACTTTTAAATTTTCTCGGTTTTGGAATTTGTGATTTGTCATTGTAGTATAATTAAATGTTTATCAAAAATAAGAAAAATAATTATTCCTTTAACGGCTTTGGCTGATTTAATTTTGTAATACGAACTCCAATAGCTCGGTGTCTACATCTATAACCACCTCTATTTGTCATAAAATTTGCAGGTGTTGTTCCTGGTATCATACCAGAACATTTATGACCTCCGTAATAATTATTAGTATTTGTCGCAAATTGTATTTCTTCTTCAAGTATTTTATCTGGTATGATTTCCATATCAGTCCATCTACGACATTGACCTCTACTATCTGTAATTAATGAACCTACATATTGAGTTCCATTTAACCCTAAATTAGTCTTTATTGTCTTATTTACTGAGCCATCGTATTGGTGTAAGCTATCAGTAGCAACCTGTCCTACATATCGTAATAAACGGCTTTCTTTGTCTTTTTTCGATATAATAAACGACCTTATTAATTCTTCTGTTTCATCAATTGTTGCACCGAACATAATATTTCTATAAAGTGCCTCTCGTACTGGTGCTACGAAATCCTTGTAAAGCCCTGCTTCTGTTAAATTTTGTATAGTTTTTTTAACCTCCAAACGTTTAATCAAATCAATGTCTGATTTTTTTAACACACTTTTATTGATACTTTCATTTAGATTAATCACGTTATCAGAAACTAAATCAAAGTTAACCGTAAAGTCTTTAACAGCTTGGCCGTAACCTGATTTAGCCAAAGCTAAAAACACTCTATCCTCCAAAGTCAATAAAAAATCATTAGCTTTTGCATTTGTGGTAATTCTACCGGAACTAATATCCGTATTTTTAAACAATTCCATTAAAGCCTCATAGACAAATATCTCTGAGGCTTTAGTTCTGTTAGTAAAATCATCAACACCATTAGTAATGATAATTATTCCGGAATCTATTAATTGTTGAATAGTCATTATTGTAAATTACCATTATTATCAACTAGCGGAGTTTGCTCTATCAAAAGAGGTTGTACTTTTTGTAAAAATAAATCGTAAATTTTTTTATTATCCATTTCTAAAAAAACAGCTTGTCCTAATTCTTCTGCCATATTTAACAATGTAGGATAAATATAATTAGAGCGTGTTACATCATCTCTTTTAGATAAAGAACTTACTGACATTGATTGTTTTTCTGCAACTGAATACAAATACAATGGGTCATAAGTTGTAATTATTTGGAATATTTTTTCGTTTAATTTATCTCCTGTAAATCTTAACTCAGCTAATTGTCTTGAAACAGCAGCTAATAGCATTGCCGGAGCGTTTGATGCTTTTAATTTGTTTAGTTCATCAGATAATTCGGCTTGTGTTCTACTTCTATAATTAGTAGGTCTTGGTAGTCTAAACTCATTATTTGAATCGTTATAAGCCGAATGATTGTAGTATGCAAATATAATATTTAATGAAGTTTCGATAAAGTCAGCAATATGATTACCTATTTTATTAATGAAGTCATCGTTTAATCTTAAGTCTATTTCTTTAGCCACTCCGCTTTGGTTTTGGTCGCCTAAATTCAAATGTAATTGGTCCTCTGCATCTTTTAATAACTGTTTATATGAATCTTGAGCAGCTTTTACTGCATCAATTGGAGGACGTAAATATCTAATACTTTCAATTTTAGGGTCTAAATAAACCTCACCTAATCCATCAGGGTCAGTATTTCCTATTGGTCTATCTATTTGACCATAAGGACCAGGTAAAAGAGCTATACGCTTTTGTTTTGTTTTATATTTTTTATTTTTACCGTTTGGATTTCCTAATTCATCATCATCGTCATCATCTAAAGTTTGAATCTCACAATTCATGTGAAATACCTCTCTTATAGGGTGTGCAGATGTCATAGATAATGCTTGCCAATCAGAGAATTGTCTGATAGCTTCATTTGCATTTGCTACAAATGGAGTAAAGAAAGAATCATAATAACCTTCACCATTAATATTGCCTCCAAGCACTTGTACCGGAAACATATTCATATTGTGATTATATATTAATTCCAATGTGTATATTTCAGGTGTCTTTTGAGTATATGTGTAGAATTGATTTTGAGTAAATAGCCAGTAAATTTTACCTTCACGAGAATATTCGCCTTTTGCTATTTCAATAATTGATTTATCAGGAGAAAGAAAAACCATTAAATCATCAGCAAAATCAACTAAATTAAATGAATACACTAATCTAGGTACTGCTAAAACATTTTTAGTGTCATTTTTTAAACCTTCACCACCTGGTAACCATACTAAGAAACCGTTTGCATCCTCTAACATTCTACTAAATACTAAATTTGAATAGTATTCAATAAAAGTCATTCGGTTAAAATTCTTTTCTTCTAAATATTTTTTTATTTGTTCATTATCAATAGACAATGGGAAATTACTAGGTGTAAATATACGCGATAAGTTATCATAAGCTCGTCTAATTGAACCATATGTAATAGGCTCAAAATTTTCTAAACGATAGTTTAAAATTTCTTCTGGTTCATTTGGTCTACGTTTCAAAAGAATCCTCTCAGGTTTCAATCTTCTCATGTGGACTGCAACTTCCTCAAACTTTTCTTTGTGTTCTTCTGCCCTTTCTGTTTGCTTTAAAAAAGGTAAAGTTTTAACGTATTTTAAAATGTCTTTTTCTTCCATGGCTAAAATGATTTTCTCTCTAAAATTACATCTTTTTTATCAATGTGGTAATGTCTACTTTCAATATTATGTTTTTTACATAAAATATTTACTCTACGGTTAAACCAATGTACTAATCTTTCAGGGACCTTATTACCACCTGTGGCAAAGCCCCAAAATTTACGCTCAATTACATCATCATTTAATGAACCGTTTACGTTTTGAAAATAGAATATGTGTGCTTCTTCTTGTTTAAAGTCTATTTCTCCTAATGCTATATTCATACAATATTCATCAGGTTTACCATTGGCCCATGTAATTGTAGGGGCGTTTGGATCATCATATACTTTTCTGGCTTCCTCAAATATAGAATCTGCTTTTGGCCCGTTTTGGAAAAAATAGAATCCTGAAATAGTTTGAGGTAAATTATTTTTGATTTTATGGTAATCACAAACAGTCTTAACACTTTCGTTTCTTGCCCAAAAAGTATAATTCTTTGATACTTTTCTGCGCTTTAAAACATCGTAATAACCGTTATAACCTATATAAAATTCACGTTCTTTGATTCGGTTAAATAAGTCATCTACTGGCTTATCAAACCACATATTATCAGCATCCATGTAAATAGTGTTTTTCCAACATAATTTATTAGATACTAGATTTACACATAATTTTGCTCTTTGATACTGTTTTTTACCTTCTACTGTGTACCAACTCTCTGGTATTTTCACGAATTTATCAAAATAAGTAAGCTCCCTTGTAGAGAGCTTACTAATTGAATTTTCTTCATAAACTAGTGCAATAGGTACGTCTGGCGTGGAATCTTTTATACTTAATGCTAAATTAAATGCAGCGTTTCCGTACAATTCATAACCCAACGCTATTATAACTATTCCGTATTCCATTTATGAATAACATTGATCAGCTGTGAATGAATCTAACAACGCTAATAAACCTGGCACATGGATAGGTTTAATAATTTCGTCTGTGTTCATAATTACTGAACCAGCGAAATATGAGTTATCATCACTTGTTTGTTCTTGTACTGGTGACACTTCTGGTGTGAAAGAACCAGCATACATATACATTTTTTCATCACAACTTACCCATCCAAATTTTAAATAAGGATAGTTAGTTTTTACCCATCCCCAAAAATCGAACTCCTCTAAAGTAGGATTTCCATCATCATCAGTTGTTACATTGAAATCTTGGAAATCGACTTGTTGAGAACCTCCAACGATCACCTCTGGTGAACAGCTTGAAGTTCTTTTTTTAGTGAATGAAGTTGCTGGTTTGTTTGCTAATACTTGGCCTGTGAAATTTAATATGCCTGCACACATAGCAGCCTCGATATTTTCTAAGCTAGTCCAAGGACTTAACTCACCTGTATCTACTGGATGCACATATGTTTCATCACATACTAAAAACAATAAACGAGGTATGCCCCCTTTTGCTGTTTTAACGCCACAAGCATTCGCATAGCCAACATTTGGTTTTGTTGTTCCGGTTACACATCCGGGTTTGCAAATTGACATGGTTTTTAAAATTTAAAAGTTAAACATTAATTTAATTGAGCATATATATTTATTTAATCACAGACATTTTAAGTATTACAACTAAAATCAGTATCTCCACATTCTCTAACCATGTTTGTACTTACAAACCACATACTAGATTCATCGTTGTTTTTTTCTACATTATTTGTATTTGTGTATAAAACCTCATCAGCATACACATATTTAGCTGCAAATATAGTAGCTATTTTGTTTGCTACATAATATGGCACTCCAAAATTAGTTCTGAATAAAAAGTTTTCAGTTAATTTAGTTGAAACTCTTTTAGTACCATTATTAGTTACTTCTTCGATTGAAAAATTTTGACTTTCAATATTTGCAAATACTCTTATTTGATTTATATATGAATTTGTAACATTTCCTGTAAATGTTCCATAGTACTGTCCATAACAATCATGTCCAGGATAATACCCCTCAAGTAAAATAGTGTTTTGACATGGTGCTAAACAATAAGGCTCAGAATAAATAATAATAGGTTCACAATAATTAGCCAAACATATTAAAGTAGCTTCTTCGGTTGTCATTCCATCCCCTACTAAATCTGCAATACACACATTTAAAGCATCTGAATCTGCTTTGTTTAAACGGCAGTTAAATATTGTTATTTTAATGTAGAAACATTGAACATCTATATCAGTAGTGTCTAAAATAAAATTAGCATAACCTGTTCCATGTGAATCTGTACCATGCTCATAACTTAATCCTGTTGTAGTTATTAAAGTGTCTGTTTCAGAATTATAGACTTCTGCAAAGTACGCTATTTTACGTCTTTCTACATCACTAATAAACTTTTGTATGTAAATCTTATCACCAATAACATAAGGATTACAATAATCTTTGTCAGCATCACATTTAGTATAATGCCATAATGAACAAGCTGACTCATCAATTAAATTACGAGAGCAATCTAAATTAGTGATAACTTTTTTTATAATCAAAGTATCATTTGATTCAGCCACTTGAGCATTTGAATGATTATAAGAAAATACTTGCATTATGGATATACTTCTATTTCAATTACTGTGTTATCTAATAATCCGTTTGATGCAGAAGGAGTGCCACCTGATAAATCTTGACTATTTACGCTTATTACACTTGTGCTAATAATTACATGACTAATTAAAGAATCATGATATTGTCCTAATTTAACAGATGTTTTATTTAAAGTAAACTCATTTGATAATGTTGCATTATATACACCATTAGAACTATAAGACCAAACAGGAGCACCACTAAGTGTATTTTCAAGAATATGTACTGTTGGAGCAGATGTTCCTGATTGACTTAATAATGCTTTATATTTTTTAAATCCACTTATATTTGAAGGTTTAATTTTACAAGAAGTATATCCTGTTGAACTAGAACCATCAGGAACTAACACTTCATAGTATGAATTTTGGTCTAATGGTAACGGTGCATTTGGCAGGTCATAAATTCTTTTTTCCATAGTTTAATCAATTATACGTTTATCGTTTGATTCAGTAATTCTAGGTTCTATTACGCTTGGATTATTTTTTTCAGTAACTCGATAACCAGTATCTACATACTTTTTAGCTATTGTGCTTAATTGATATGACGAATTTAGTGATAATTTTGATAAGTCAACACAGAATTTTGCAACCTTTTTTGAATATTCTGTTACATAATCTTCTTCCTCATTAATTATTTTATCAGTTGTTAGTTGTTCTAACTGATTACCTACCCATATTTCAGCTTCTTCAACCGTATTAACCGCCCCATTTTCCGGAAAAATATTAACTATTAATTTTCTGTCTGTTAAAGCTGCTGGTATTAATGAAACAAAACAAGGTTTTAAATCAGAACAGAAATTAGACTGATTATCATATTCGTTAAATTCGTTTATGTGTTTTATTTCAAGGTCTTTTCCTTCATAGTCCTTAACTCTTATTTGTTGAGTACAATAAATATCATCTTGAAATGGTACTACATAATCATCGTAAATAAACTGAAAAGTCCATTTAATTGTTAGTGTTTTACCGCCCCAATATTGAACACCTTGTACTGGATTAGTTGGAACACCATTTACTAATGTTCCAATACAAGCCGTATTTGATTCAAAACGGTTTCTCCATTCATAGGTAAACTCACTCCAATTATCTGAAAAATCCATAGTCATATCACTTGGTACATTGTAAGTTAATCCTAATAATGATTGTTTTGTGGCTACTTGATATTCGTATATGTTTTGAACTATGCCTAAGACCATATCAACATTTGTGTCATAAATAGTGAATATGACGTTTTGTAAATAACGCCTAATGTCGTTTGATACAACTAAACCTAAACGGTTAAAAATATCATTTTTCCATTTGTCAAAAGCATATTCTAATTTAACAGTACTTTTAATACGTTCTTCGATAACACATTGCAAGTCATTGCCTGAGAATTGTCTATTGTAGTCGCTTAATCTTGTTAATACGTCCAGTCCATTTCCTTCGTATTTTGGTAAATCATCACACGTTAATTCATCTGAAATAAAGCTATTAGATTGATATGTACCACCTGAACTATAATATACAATAGCTATAATTCTGTATTTTCCACCGCTTGTTAAATTATTATGATTTATTGCACATCCTACTTTATATGTACTTCCTGAATCTAAAACAACATTAATAACAGGAGTAGTGAACTTATTGGTACTTGCTCCAATATTTGCGTTTGTGTTTGCTATTTCTTCGAAATTAGCCTCATAATTATCTACCATTGTTTTGGTATTATCTGTTGTGTCTGTACGGATAATCCAAAATAATACTTTAGAAACACTTACCGGAGCATCTATTTTAAACAACACATTTGTATCGACATAAGCTGAAAGATTAGTTACTGCTCCACTTCTAGTAAATTCAAATACAGGATTACTAAAATAAGGTGATGAATCGTTTGAATTTCTATTATAGAATCCTGCTAACCATGGATTAGCTCCCATAGCTGCTAAAGCATTGTCAGTATAAAGATAAGTATCAGGAGCGTGTAAAACACCCGGCTTTTCTAATTTCATTGTGATAGCAAATTGAGATCTGTTGCTATTGTAACAATTATTTAATGCCCCTAATGTTAATTCGCTTGTATTTTGTTTCTGATCCAAAAGCAATTTATTATGATTGTCTTGGAATGAAACATTTTGATATTGCATTTCATCATAAATCTGATAAAAATCAACAACAATGTGAAAAGTACTTGATGTTAAAATTCTCAGAATTACACTAGCATTGTTATTTAGGTTTGCATTTGCTCCACTTGGTAATACTAATGCCATTTGATAATCACCTGCTGCTAATCCTGATGGAAAAGTACCCTGATAATTTAATGGTATTTTTGGAGTAGGTGAATTTACTACACCTTGTTGAAATAATCCTAATTGTAAATAAACATTTACACCGGATAAATCAGCATAAGAACTTGAGAATTTCCATTTTATTCTCTTTTTCTCACCTATCGTATTACAATGCTGAGTTGATGATGTTTTATACTCTGTTCCATCCGGTAGTACTGTTATAAAATCAGTCCCGGTTACTGTTAATGGTATGTTTAAATTAGGCATTTTATACAGTTCCTTTAATTGTTAATAATTTTGTTTTATGGTCTATTGTTACTCTTGTTGGGCCTTTGCTATCACCTTCCAATGTCTTAACAACTCCATCTATATCAATGTTATTTAATAAATCACAATCGTATTCTACAACTGCCTCAAAATCTAAGCCCTGATAACCGCTTATTCGAGGGTTTTCGATATATTGAAATCTGTCGTATAAATTCCCCGGATAACCCTCTTTGAACCACATAGGGTAATTGTAGTACTGATTAGCTCCAACAACTCCTGCAAGTCCCGGATGATAAATATTAGTGAATTTATTTGCAAAAGCATTTCCTTTACTCACACCATCCCAAATAATCAACATAGGTAAGTAGCTATTATGTTGGTTCATAATCATGGCGTTTTTATACCTTAAAATTAATGTATTTAAAGTTGGTTGGCCCTCATAAAATGTTAACACATCTCTGTCGATTCCATCATCTCTAAATCTACACGCTGCAAATGGCATTATAGGCTCATAAGCTCCTTTTTGGTTACTAGAATATGGATTATTCCACTCAATAGTATCACCCCATCTATCTATCGCCTCGTTTCCGGTTGTATTAATAGCGTCTTTTTGGTACTTTAATACTGCATACGATGGTCTATTTTTAGCGGACCATTTCCAACATATAGATTTTATTTTACTCGGGTCATATGTAGTCAAATCTAACCAAGGTGTTTTAGGCACAAAATAATCTTTTCTCTCAAATATCAATGTACTATTAACTATTTCAAATTTTGCATTGAATGGTATAACTAATTGGTCTAGAAATTGAAGTCCTGATAAAATAGGAGCGTTTTCGTCGACCCAATATGTTGTATTATCGCCTTCTGGTACTCCTTTATGTATTGGAGCATTAACATATACTAAATTGTAGTATTCATTATTTGGATTATTTAAAATAGAACTTGAAAATGAAAGTCCGCATACTTGGCAAACGTTTTCAATATAATCTCTAACTAATGGACTTGGATGTTTTTTTCCACATCCTACACCTAGTGCAAGTAACCCATCTATAAATGATGAGAATTGTTGAAAAGTAGTTGTAGAAGGATCACCGTCTAAGTCTATTGGGTCAACCGTATCCAAGTATGGACCACCAGGTAAACCATTTATTGTATTTATTATATTGTTATTAATATTTATAATAAAATTGATAGCATCAATAATAAGGGCTACTAATGCAATTACAGGCCCCATTGTTAAGAAAGCAGTATAAAGAGCCAAAACTAAAATAATCATCATATCGCCTAACCAATTAGGACGTAACTCATCACAATATGACATTCTTGGGTGTTGTTTTGATTTGAAACCAAATCTATCATCATGTATTAAAGTGTTCTTTAAACAAGTGTATTGTTCTTGCGCGATTGATTTTTCAACGGCACTTACTGTTAATTCGCATGAATTTTCACACCAATTTAAAGTATTATAAGTAAGCCAAAATTCATAGGTTCTATTTTGTGAGCAACAATCATCTATAAAAGACAAAACCACCTTATTGTCTAAGGCGGTTGGGCTTGTCTTTAATTTAGCATATAAATACCTGTAATCATCACCTCTAAACGTTAAGTCATCGGTAAAACTAAACGCCCTATCTCCTGTTTCATCGTTTCTCTGAAAAGTAAAAACAGGTTTTATTAAATTTTCCTGTGGTTCTACTAATGGGATTCCATCTAAAAATACTTTCATAATTATAATTTGGCAGCGTTTTTAATAGTTTCTTTTCTGTCTAATAATCTTCTTTGTCTCATTGTAAATCCATTCTCATCTACTTGTAGCCCGAAATACAACCCTCTTAAATTTTCGTTAATACTTCTCATCTCTTTTTCCATTGCACTCATATCTATATTAACAGGTGGTTGCATCATTGAGTAATTAGGATTAAGTATGAACTCTTTTCTGTTAGCCATTAAATCATACTGTGATACTTTTTCCTGCCATTGTCTTAAATCTACCTTACCTGAGTGAATATCCTCAAATATATCACGATATTTTCTAGTTTTTTTGTGATCCATTACAAATTCTCCTTTGTGCCATACATAATTACGGTTAGCTCTACGTCCACCAATAGTATTTGATTCTTCGCGCGGATTTCCATCACCTGTATAACCACCATCGTAGAACGCTGCCTGACTTGCTATTGCTCTTGCAGATGCTAAACCTGCAACTAAAGCTAATAAAGCAGCAGCGATACCAACACCTGCTGCCACACCTGTTTGACTTGCTGCCTTAGATACTGCAACGGCTGTATTTGCAACCAATTCTAAAACGGCAAGAGCTTGTTGTTGACGTACATAATTCTCTCGCTTTTTATTCAAGTCATCTAATCGCTTTTGTTCCATTTCCAACTGCTCGGCATTTCCTCTATCAGCTATATTCTTTGCATCATCTACTCTTTTTTGTTGTAAAGAGCTTTGTTGGTCTATTTCCTTAATTTTTAAGTTAATTATTTGGTTAGTAGCATCAATGGCAGCTTTTAATAAGTCAGCGAAATATTGAACATTACGTTGCATTGCTTCCCTATCTCTTTTCTTTTGTTCTTCTTCGCTTTTATTTCTTAATTTTTTTATTTCAATATTTGCTCGATTTTGTATCTCTAATTTTTTAGCTGCATTTTTAGTCATAGCCTTTTCTTCATCTGCATTTGATTGAATTAAAGCTATTTTCTTTTCAAGTAATTGTTTTCTTAATTCTTTTGCTGCTCTATTTGCTCCTAATTTACCTGATTTTTCAATTTGTTTTATCCTTTCTTCATCCTCGTATATTTCAAATTCTTTATTTTCCTTAACTATATCCTTTCTAGCTTTTAACGTTGTTTTAAAATCTTCTAAAATTTTCTCATTTGTTTCTTTATCATACTTTATGTTGATGTCTTTTAACTCTAGTGCTAATTTTTCAGCTAAAGCTAATCTATACGCTTCTTGTTCTGCTTCTGGTATGTTTTCTGCCTTTATTTTAGCAACATCTTTTAAATATGTTTTCTCTAAATTAAGAAGATTAGCATTAATTTCTTTTTCACTATCACCTCTCCTTACAGCATTTGCCTTTTCAATGGCAACTCTTTGTTTATAATTGATTTCTGCAATTCTTAGTTTTTCTTTTTCTACTCTATTTGCCTCATCTATTTCATCATAAGCTTTTTGTGTTTTGAATATAGCCAATTGTATTTCTCTTTCTTTTTCGTTCTCAATACTTTCTATCTGCATTTGTTTTATTTGGTCTGCAATAGAACGTTGTTTAATAAATTCCAAATCAACGGCTTTTTGTCTTGCTGTATTTCCGTCTTCTTCTGATTTTATTAATTTTCCTGTTAGATTATACTGTTCATTAATGTATTTATTTAATGTTTTATGTTGTTCATTAATATGCTTTGTTGCTTCAAAATATCTCTCAACTGCTCTATTTTCAGCATCACTATTTAATTGTCTTGTTTTCATTTCCTTATCCATTTGAGAATAATAGGAAATAGTCTTTTTATAATTCTGAATCATTAAATCAGATACTTTTAGTTCTTCTTTTGAAGCTTTTAATAGTTCTAATTTTTTGATGTTACTTTTTTCTAAAGCATCTCGTCTTTCATTTTCATTTCTTACTAAGTCAGCTTCTCCTTTTGTCATTATACCCATTTGAACCTTTAATTTTAAGGTTAAATCAGCTATTTTAGATTGTGTTGTATCTAAAGACTTGTTATACTCCTCATTTCCTTTTGTAATTGATTCTAATGCTTTTTCACCTTCAAATAATGCAGAAGCCCATTCAATTATTTCTTTTCCATATAAAGTAAGTAGTGTAACACCTATTGATAATATAGAACCAAATGAAAATACAGCCGCCCCTATTTGACTTAGAACACTTTTTGTCTTTTCTCCATTTGCTGCTAGTGTTTTGTTTTCATTATTTATCTTTTCAATCGCATCAAATAATATTGGTAAATTGTTTGATATGGCTAAGAAACCAGTATTAGCAGAAACAGCAAAAGCCGGTAATTCCCTGCTTACTTGGTTAATTGATGTTTGTAAGTTTCCAAAAGAATTTGACGCTGTTTTAACAGCATTTACCTGAGTACCTTTGAAAGCATTTGATATAGATGTGCCTAAAGCGTCAACCTCAACTCTTGCTTTGTGGTTATTTGCAGTAAATTTATCTACTGATTCTCTTAATGCTCCTAATTTTTTAGCATTCTCATCAATTAACTTATTTATTTGAATATATGAAGTAGGATTATTAGATTTATCCCTAACAGACTTTAACTTTTGTTCTTGTATTTCAAGTTGTTTCAGTTCTGCAACTTGCTTAACTTGCTCCTCAGTTAATTCCTGATAAACTCCTTTAAGTTGTTGCAGCTCCTTAATTATTTTGGAGGTGTTAGCGTCTAATTCAAATATCTTTTCAACTACGTTTGCCATTATTTCGGGTTGTTTGTTGGTTCTTTAAATTCTGCTTTTCGACCCACTCGTTATGCTTTCTAGTTTTTTCCAAGTGGCTATTTATATGCGCTAAAAATTCAATGTATGTTTCTTTATGCTCTAATGCGCTTATGTCAGAAGCCGAACCATTACATGAGTGATAAGTTACCTTATGTATATAATCAACAAACTCCTCATCTACTGCTTCGGTATGAATTGGTATATGTTCTCTGCTATTTGCCTCGATTCCTGTAAAAATTTCAGTAAATCTTCTTCTGGCGTACTCGAAAACTGTTTTGTGAGCTGTAATGACATTTGCAAAAAAAAACTGTTTGCCTCAAAATCGCTCTCAAAAATATCTCTTTTTATTTTGTTATGGTGTTCACTTGGATAGCGTGGGTCCTCATCTTCTAGGAAATAGTAAATACAAGCTAAATCTAATAGGCTGCTTTCTTCCGTTAAATAATGACATCTTTGTTTTAATTCGTGTAAAATAGCCACGGCATTAACGAAGTCTTGACGTTTATTGATACCTTCAATGGCATTGTCAAGTATTGCCTCCATATTACCTTGACTTAGTCTTAAACCCACAAATCTATCAGCTCTCGATGCGGCTATTCCCCTTGCAGGGCTAATGTCCAAAATGTTAGAATGAGCGTAAAACTTGATACCTTTTGAAGTTTTATATACTTCTATTAAATTTTTATTTTCTGAGTTATTTATTTTTTCCATGTACCAAATGTACTAAAAAAAAATACCCAACCGATTAACGATTGAGTATTTTTTCCTAACTGAAAAGTAACCCTTATTACAATTCACACTATTAACCTAAATTGGCATATTGGTTGAGCAAATATAATCATTATTTTTTAATACCAAAATGCGATTTGTCCATCGGTAAGACACCAATGTTTTCGGGGTTTTCTTATTTTTCCTTTAATTTTATGAATGACTTGAAGAAAGTATTGTAATAGTATCTCAAAGTATCGAGCAAGTGGGTCAAACTAGGGTCTGTTTTTTTGTCTATATCGCCATTAGGTAAAATTTGAACTCGCTCACAGTCTTTTATAAGGTACTCACACTCTGGATGTATCATTACTTTTGGGTGTCTATACAAAATAGAGTTACACAAAACACGGTTGTTTTCTATTCCGGGGTTCTTATTTGGCAGTATTATTTGATACGGTGCTAAATCTAATTGATTCTTTATTACCGTATAATAGTTCGTATTCTTTTTTAATCCTGATCCATTTTTACCACTCTCATCCCCGGTAACTATAAAATAATGCCCATCTAATTTGGTACGAATAACATCGCACATCTCATAAATATCGCTATTCATTAACCTAAATTCGTGCCTTGTATAAATATATCTTTTATCTTCTGGGTGTTGAGATGCTATACACGTCATTGGACTTATGTTAAAGTCAAAAGACAAATAAACTGGTAAGTCCTTTCTTAGTTCTCCAAAGTCTTTAACGTGTTTGTCACGCTTGAAAGTATATAAAAAGGCTAACCCATTTAAATTTACGAATTTGGCCAAATATTCTTGGGACCATGTTAATGGGTCTGTGGTGCTTTCAATTTCCTTTAATTCTATTTCAGAAATGTAAGGATTTGTTGAGGTCGGCATTTGGAAAGAAGCCCAATTATTATACTTTTTACAGTAATCAAATATTTCGTGAAAGAATGTACCAAAAGCAGGAGATGAAAAGAAAAAAGCATCACCTTGATAATCTGTTAGAGTTGCTCTAATACACTTTTCCCATTGGTATTTTAAGTTTTTAGCAAAGGCAGCCTCATCTACTATTACTCGGTGGTACTTTTTAGAACGTCCTGCATTCTTTTTTTCTAAGGACCATAATTTAATCTCCCCTCCTGTATTTATTCTGATGGTTCGCTTTTGCTCTGATTTATAAATGGTAATACCCTCTAAACGTTCTTTAAGCTCCTCCCAAAAGTCCTCAAACAAAGCAGGGTCTGGTGCAAAATAACCAACGCTTTGACCTTTTAATAAGGTTTCCATCGAGAGTTTAACAGCTAGTATGGTTTTACCCCATCTACGTCCATTGGCTATAACATTGAAACGTTTTGAACCATTTATAATAATTGTTTGACCTATATGTGGTTTAGGCTTTGATACCATTACTATTTTCTCTATTACACTCATTTTTTAGGGCTTTCTGTTTCATCCTCTACTACTACTACCTTAGTTACTTCTTCCGCTTTTGCCACTTGGTTAGGTTTAGCCTGAACATTATCCCCTGCCATCTTATTATCAAGCTCTATGGCTTTCATAATATCGTTTATATCTGGCTTTACCTTTACTTTTTTTAATACGCCTTTTATTGTAACATATTTTTCTGTTTCAAATTCCCCAGATACTATTTTAGCCAATATCTCACGTTTTTTAGCAGAAGTGAGTATTAACCCTACCTCAATATCCAAAAGTTCATCGGAAGCCTTTTTTTCTACTTTTTTAGCTATTTCTTGCAACCTTTTATTAATATACTCTACTAATTCCCCTTTTTTAGATAAAATGCCCCCTTTATTTTGACACGTTTTTTTAGTTGCATTTGGATATACGAGCTTATATGCTTCGGAGTTTGATTTCCCCGAAACGACATAGTCAGCCCACATCTTATGCTTTGGATTCATTAAGTAAATTTAATACTATTCCCCGAATAAATTATTTAAGATAATACTCTCAGGGGTTAGTTTGAGTTTATTTAGTGCTTCTTTTACTTTTATTGCAGTTTCATTAGTAAAAGTAAGTTTCATTACTGTTTTATCTTTAAACGAGCTTATATCGTCTAATTTTACTGTTTTTGCCTTTTTTGTTTTGACTGTTTTAAATTCAAAGTCTATTCCTATATCCTCAAAGTGAACATCTATTAATTCGGCATCGAATACCCCTGCATGAGTATTGGCAATTAACATATATTCCTTTTCTTCTTTTTGGGATAAACTTCTATTTGGAACACGGCAATCAATAAGTTCTTCGCCTCTTTCTGAGATTAATAATGCTTTTACCCTTTGATTTCCTGAAATAACCATGTTTAAATGATTTAAAACTGGTATATCTACTAAATCAAACTTTTCGATTGAATCAATTAGGGCTTTTTTTTGTTCTTCGCTTATCTTTCTTGGGTTAAAGTCTGCTAGTTTTAAATCGCTTACCTTTCTTTTTTCTGTTCTCCAAGTTAATTTCATGTAATTTTAGCTTTGTTTAGGACAAATTTAGGAAAAAATCCCAAAAAGCAAAATCCCCACTTTTTAGTGATGGCTTATTTTTATGCTTTATTGATTTGATAGGCTACTAGATTGTTGAAAGCCTTTGTGTTATCGTTTTTTGTTAGTTTTCCGTTGATGTTAATGTCAACTACTACTAAGTCACCTTCTTTTACGTTGTTTAATAGTGATATTTTAGCATTATTACAAGCTAAAGTAATGTATTGTGGAAACTGAGTATCGTGTTCAGTAATCAGGATAAATTCTCTTTTTGAGAAATTATCATTTACTTTTTGTGTTTCCCCGATGTGGTGTATTAAACCTTTTAATTGTGCCATTTTTTAATTTACTTTTTTTGGTGTTATTGTTTTGATTGAATAATTTACGCATTTAGGACTATTTGCTTTGTCTAGTAGTAGTTTTTCGTGTTTCCAATACTGTTGACGTCTGGCTATTGATTTGAATGATGGTCGTCCTGGTTTCCATTTTTCGTAATACGGATTTTCTATATTAAATAATTCCATTTTTGTTTCGGTAAATGTATAAAAAAACTCTCAATAATTAAACTGAGAGTTATTTTTCCGGATATTAAGTTGACAACCTTAAACCTTGGGGCCTTTAAAAGCCATTTTGGAGTTATCCGAGTGGCAAATATACGATTATTCTAATCCTGAATCTATTTCGCTTGCAAAATTTTCAAATAATACAACTAATCTGTTTTGGTAGTATTTTTTCATGCTATCAAACATTATTAAAGCTAGTTCAGGTGGTATTCCATCTTCTGTTATGGTGTTTATTTTGAAATGTTCAGCCTCTTTTTTAGGAGATGTATAAATAGGTAAATTACGAATATCATCCGGTGAACCAATCATAAATATTGGAGATTCTACAACGTTATTTTTTCCGTAAATATCTTTTTCTGGTTCTTTTTCTTCAAATAGTGTTATAGATACCTCAACATTTGAATGATTTATGTTTGATAATTTTTTAGCTAGTTTCTGTAATTTGCTTATTGCATTTTTACACCTAACTATTTCCTGACTAATATCAGATACTTGATTGAAATCTATTTTTAACATAATATCCACGCTGTTATTAAAAGTGAAAAGGCTAGGATTAGTAATTTTACTGCTATTGTTCTTGTTTTGGTTGGTTTTCGCCATTGGTAAAATCTTCTGTTTAAGTATTTTTGAGCTTTATCGGTGTATGCTATTGGTGGTAAAGTCCATTGTATGTAACAATAAAGCAATACAATGTATATAATTGATGCCATTAAATAAAAAAAAGTAGGCAGTAAAATAGTCCACCAACTAAGTTGATCGAAATAGTTTAAATGGAATAATTTAAACACAATTATTAGCCATGTCATGCCAAAACAAAGGCTCATTAATTTTCCGAATAACTTAGGAAAATTGTATTTTATTTTAATCTCGTAAAATTCTTCTTTTTCTTTTTTCATGCTATTTATAAAATAAGGTTACACCAAAACGAGCCGTAATTACTTTCATTGTATCGGCTGTTAATCTTTCTATTGTAAAATTGAAATTATAGGCTGTATTTGTACTATTTGATACTGATATAAGGTTACATCCATCAAAAGAATAAACCCCTCTATAAATGCCGTTTTCGTAATAATCTCCATTACTTTTTAAGGTAGGGTAATCGTGGCCAGAATAAATTGGATGCCAAATAACATCTTTCGCTAGATTTATGTCAACACATTTTGGTTGAGTTTTTTCAATTAATGGTTCTTTTGATTCTTTTTTGCAGGAACTTAAAGCCAAACAAACGAGAATAATTATTGCTATTCCTATAATTATATTTGTTTCTCTGCGTTGCAAAAATGCTATAAATTTATCTCTCATGTTTTTTTATTGTAAAGTTAGTATTTTTTAATGTTATCTGTTTTTAAATATTTCGTATTTCTCACTAAACATTGCTATAAAATCAAATATATCCATGTTTTGAGCTTTCTTATACATTTGTGCAAAAGCACCGTTTTGGTCATCAATTTCTTTCTGATATTTAATGTATTTTTCTGATAATATTGGTTTGTTTTCAATACCGAAAAACTGCCTTGTTTCGTACTCACTCATGGCTTTATTTTACTTAAAATTTCTACTCCTTTGTCTACTGCTGCACCAGAACCAAACCCAATTAAAAAACCTTTTACAAATCCTTTTCTTTTGACTTTTGGCAGGGTATCTGTTAATTGAACTACTCTAGTACTATCTCGGTTAATTCGTTCCTGTTTAACCTTTATTTTGTGATTTAAAACGGATATTGTTGAGCTGTCTTTTTTACCTCGTTCCTGCAAATTAGAAATAAGACTGTTATTTACAGAATCTACCTTATGGCACTCGTAATAAAGAATGTTTATTGATTTCTGACAAACACTATCTGAAACGTAAACAAGGCTATCTCTTACCCTGTCTTTTCCTTTAATAAACCTCAACTTTACTTTTAAAAGACTATCGTATTTAACCTCCAATATTCTTTTATCTTTTGCTATTTCATTCAAAAGAATATTATCTGTTGTTTCTGAAATATACTGTTGAGTATTATTTTGCGATTGTGGCTGTTTTGGCTGATTAAAACAACAATATGTAGGTATAAGTATCAATGCTAAAATAACTATTGATACAAAGCCTATTTTCAAAAATTTATTCATTGTCAATGTATGTTACTTTAACTATTCCTTTTTTAATTGCTCTGAAAATTATCGGGTAAATCTCGGTATATTTTTTACGAGAATTAAGAACTCCATCACGTCCTTTTGTTTTTCCAAATACAGAACCAACTATATAACACCCATGAGTGTCAAGGTCGGTGTTTCCCCAATGCCATAGAATTGAATCAAAATTTGGCACGTTTTTAACATGGATTAATTCATGTTTCCATTTGAAAATATCTTTTATTTCAGGTTTTGCTAAATTCCAATCTTTAGCTAACATTAAGTTTCCATTTGCATCACGATAATATTCATGTGAAAATTTAGGGGAGTTTACCAATTCAAGTTCATAGGTTCCTGCTCCTATTCTTGTTTCACCAAATACTTTAATGTCTCTTTTCTCATCCTCAACCCCTACACCCTTAAAAGAATTATCATCAGCATTAAAAGTTGATAAAGTCCAATCTTTTTGACTTTTTTGTCTGTTAACAATGATATTCATTAGCTTGTCAATTTCTCCGGCTCAATTAAACGACTAACCAATCCGCCAGAGTTTAAGTATTGGATGTGTTCATTATATTGCTCTTTACTCATAGTTAAAGTAGCTGATTTTGTTTCTGCTTGTGTTGGTCTGAAAAATTCTATTGTAGGAGAAAATGACTGATTAACCTGATAATACAATGACCCTGCTATTTTATCGCATTTAGGACAGTATATTTTATCCGGAATATGACCGTCATCGACATTTTTAGTGATTATTGTATGTAACTCAGTACATACATAGGCATTTACATAGCCTTTTGTTTTTCCTGCTCTGATGTTTCTTAAAATCTGATTCTTTGACATTATATCCTTGATTAGTTAATCAAAAGTATAATAAAAAATCAATAAATTCTAAGATTAAGACAAAAATTAACCAATACATAGGTATTGAGATAATGTGTTTTAGTATTTTAAATGTGATATACACAATATTCGACATCATAAATACCTAATTCTAAGTTAATTTCGTTTCTTAATTCTATTCTTTTTTTTATTGTATATGTTAATGCTAATTTATTTAATTTATTAGCTATTTTACAAGCCTTTTTATAAATTGGCCCATATTCAATTAATGTTAAATTAGGGCATGGCGTTCTCCTTAAATTAGACACAAACTCTAAATAATCATCTCCATATTCATTTTTTAAACCTTCTTTCATCAATCCATCATCATTTTGAAAATGGTTTGATTGAGCAGATTGTCTATGAATATTATGTAAATTCATTGCCATATATGAATTTCCTCCCCTTGCAAATACGTGTCCTCCATGTATTTGTTTTGAATGAATATTAGTAGCTAAACAAGGTAATCCTTTATCAATAATTCGGCAAATTTCCTGTATTTTAGTTTGTAAACGTTCTTTAAATACTCCTGCATTTTCAACTTCTGATTTAAGCTCTTTGTGTCTTTTTTCAATAGCTTTTTGTGAATTAAATTCTAAAACATATTTAACAGAAGCATCAATACAAGTTTCATTTTCTAAACAAAATTTTTGTAGAAAATATTTAGGTTTAAATTTTTTCTTACATTCTATACATCTAGGCATGATTGAATTTTTTAGGTTTTATTTTCTTAGCCATAATTAAAGATTAAATACTTCGTCTAAATTTATTTTTCAATTAGTTAAGTTGGTTAGTTGTACTTAGCGAGTAGTTAGCAACAATAAAAAATTATTACTGTCGTACTAACTTGATAGTTTCTTCGTATTTGTAACGCCGTATGTACATTTCATCACATTGCATACATCCACATAATATTTCACGCCAATCATCTTTTAGAACGGCATCTTCAATTATTACTGCACTTTCATATCCGCAATGTGGACATTTCCATTTGTCTGTTGAATTGTCTTTGTCTTTTGTATCCATAATTTTTAAAAGTTGCTAACAACAAACATAAGCCATTTTACCGTGCTTCTAATCTGTTGTTATGGTTAATATTAAGTTTATTATTTCAATTTAAGTTCGTGTTAAACGGCTCATGTTTGCAGCCGTTAGGTACAATATTTTTAAACCCTCCCCGCCTGTGTGTATTAGTACGGTTCATGGTTAAGTTTATGTACTCTTTCATATAGGTTCTCTAAAAAATCGTGGCTTACTTCAAAAATTCGTGTGTCAGGCTCATTGTCTATTTCTTCCTCAATCCATTGTGTAAGGTTTTGGTGTTGTAAACAAATATCCTCAAGCACATCATTTTTGAAATGTAACTCCTTATTTTCTTTTTTCAATTCCTCCAATTCTCTTACAAGCATATCATTGTAATTCTCTTGTAATTCTAATTGATTAAGTACAACTTGAATATCTTTTGTTTCAAATTCAAGTAAGCCATCGCCAAAATCAATAATTGCATCAATTACCTTTTGTACTGTTTCTTCTGTTTTTAATTCTTGCATAGTTATTTTTTATTAATTACTTCTAATACCTGATTTGCTAATTGCTTGTATTCATATATTATTAAACTAATTTCATTGAATTTAATCTGTGCTATTCTTTTTTCTTCTTCAAACTTATGCCTCGTACAAAAGTTAATTGTATTAAGTAGTTCATTTGATTGGTTCTCATATCTATTAATTGATTCAATATGATTAGCCACAATTTTTTTTAATTCTTTTTCCATATTTTTTAGTTTTTAATTCCTTCCCTTCTGTTTAAAAATACTGATACCTAACACAACCTATGCGCCATTAAAACGAGCGCATAGCTTGATACCGTTATGCGGCATTAAAACGACCGCATAACACGGGCTATATGCAATGCTCAGTTTGTGCATCTAATTTAGTTTTCGGTTCAAAACATTTATTAAAATTTTCCTCCCCGCTTAAAATAATAGAGTTATTCACTTGGTTTCCCCACACATCAAACCCTTCCAAATGTTCACGGGCAAACAATTCTACTCTTGGCAAATCCCCGCACAATTCAATTATTCGCTTTCTTGCTTCGTTTGGTTTTCTGCTATGTATATCAATCGGGTTATCTAAAATACTATGCACTCCCGCACTTATTCGTTTTGGTTTGCCTTTCGTTGCCAATAAGCATATTTCACTATTTGCCCGTGTCCATTTACCCATTCCCCAAAACCAACTATCGCTTTTTTTATTTCGCTTCACCCAATTAAAAGCTATTGTTTTATAATTAAATCCCCACGCTTTTATGGTATCAAGCCCTTCCTGCAATTTGGGGAATGTAACCCAAATAAAAAGCACACAGTCATCCGCTGCAAGTTCTTTTATTGGTAACGCTTTAATATCCTCAATATCCATTGTCGGGTAATGTGTTTCTACTGTTCTGCCTTTTTTATTTGGCTTATCATTGTATTTCCACGCTGGGTCTGCGTAAATAATATTGTATTTTTTGCCTTCGCTCATTTTAATAAATGTTTTGTTTTGTGTTTCAAATTAAGTTTATCGTAAGTAATCGCACTGCATATAGCCCGAAAACGTTATCGGCAACCCTATGACA